TTTAAATTCCATGCACTTGATCACGCTGAATGGGCACAAAACAATCTTAAAATTTCAATTGCAAATATTAATTATTCACAAGATCAATTTAATAAATACGGCACCTTTGATGTTTTAGTCAGACGCGCAAGCGATACTGACGCATCCCCAATCGTGCTAGAGAGATTTAGTAATTGTAATTTGGATGCTAATTCATTAGACTATGTTGGTCGAAGAATTGGTGATCAACATTTAGAGTTTAATGCAACAACAAGAAGACTACAGACCCGAGGCGAATACCCAAATAACTCTAAATTTATTAGAATCGAAATGGACGCCGACAATTATGATCCAGAATTATTACCATTTGGATACTATGGTCCACTAAAATATAAAGATTTCACATACACTTACAATACTGGTGGTACATTTGCAGCAGGCACATTCGCTCTAGGCGCTAGTGACATCTTGGCAAGTCAGAACTTCTTCTCAAGCGCCGGTGACAATGAACTATATAATGAGAAAATTGGTACATTAGCAATTCTTACAGGTTCAGGACTAGGTGGCGATGGTAGATTAGGTCCAGAGCTTAAGTTCCTTTTCCCATCACACGAGTTGAGAGTTTCTGGCAATCAAGATGGGTTATCCGATCCAACAGATGCGTTCTGGGGAGCTTGGACTGGAATTTCTAAAACAAGCAATAAGTTTAATCGCGATTATGCTGACTTAAATAGAGTTCGTTCAGATGCTATTTCAACGCCATTAGCAGACACAACGTATTCAGAGAATCAGTTTATTTTCACTCTTGATGAAATCGTTTCTGGTTCAGCAAGCTCTTCAACACCCGGTTTACTAACATGGGTTTCTGGTTCGCGTCGTAGTGGAACTGCAATTTCAGCCCAGACTGGATTGACTTACAAAAATGTTATTGACAAAGGCGCAGATCGTTTTACAATTCCTATGTTTGGCGGCTCCGATGGTCTTAATATTACAGAGAAGGATCCCTTCAGGAATACAGGTTTATCGGGCAAAACAGAGACAACAAGTTATGCTTTCAACTCAATTAAAGAGGCTGTCGATATCATTAGAGATCCTGAGTTTGTTCCATACAATCTCGTTTCTATCCCCGGTATCACCAACGAGGAGTTGACAACACATTTGGTCAACACAGCAGAAGCGAGAGCAGACGCGCTAGCCGTCATTGACCTTAAAGGTGATTTTGCACCCTCACACGAAGGTAACGACGGTAAAACGTTCCCCAATTTGAGTCAAACAATCACGAACTTAAAGGATCGTCAGATTAATTCAAGCTATGGGTGTGCTTATTATCCGTTCGTACAGATCAGAGACACCCTTCAGGGAAGGCTAGTGTATATGCCACCATCCGTCGCGGGTATTGGTGCTATGTCCTTTACAGATAGAGTTAGAGCGCCGTGGTTTGCCCCAGCAGGATTTAATAGAGGTGGCTTGTCAAGTGGCGTTGCTGGTTTGCCAGTTGTTAATGTAACTGAAAAACTAACAGCGCAAGATCGTGACTTGTTATATGATGCAAACATTAACCCAATCGCTTCATTCCCAAATGAGGGTATTGTAATCTTTGGGCAGAAAACACTACAGGTCACAAGAAGTGCATTAGATAGAATCAATGTTCGTAGATTGCTCATCTTCATTAAAAAGGGTATTTCTAATATTGCTGCCAATATACTATTTGAGCCAAATGTTCGTGCAACGTGGGCAAGGTTTATTGGTCAAGCAGAGCCTTTCTTGGCAGATGTACAAGCAAGATTTGGATTAAGTGAATACAAGCTAGTTCTTGATGAAACAACAACAACACCAGACTTGGTTGATAGAAATATTCTATACGCCAAGGTATTCTTGAAGCCGGTAAGGACAATTGAATTCGTTGCGGTTGATTTTGTTATCACAAACACTGGAGCATCTTTTGAGGATTAAACTAATTAATAGGAAGACAGGAGAATAATAATGGCCGTAAACAAAGCATCACCAATTCCACCATGGGCATCAGTCAAGATTGAGCCAAAAAGAGCATTTAAGTTTATCTTGACTATTGGTGATATCCCAGCTTGGGTAGTGACAGAGGCTGATAGACCTAACCCAAACTTTGATGGAAATGTAAATCATGAATTTTTAGGTCATCAGTTTAAGTTCCCCGGTAAATTAAAGTGGTCAGACGTTAGTGTAACTTTAGTTGAGCCAATTGATCCTGATGTATCTGGCCTAGTTTTGGATGCTGTGCAGAAGGCGGGTTATAACCCACCAACAACTTGGACATCTGATAATGAAGGGTGGAGAACTACTTTTTCTAAAGAAAGGTTTGTCACGGGCAATTTTGGCAATATCTCAGTCAAGGTTCTAGATTCGGATGGTAATGAAGTCGAAACGTGGACACTCTACAATTCATTTGTATCAGATGTGAACTATTCTAAGCTACAGTATAGTGGTAATGCAATTAACACTGTTACGTTAAAATTTAGTTATGATTATGCAACTGTAAGCATTACAGAAATTAACCAAAATTAATAATTGGCATAATTACTATAGATGTCGGATAGTATAAATTACAGAAATATTCTTGAAAAAAGCCTTCAGAGCAATTTTCGATTTTTATTGAGAATTGATGATATTCCATATTTTATGGTTTCTAGCGTTACAAGGCCAGCGCCTAATTTTGGTGCCATTAAAGAATACCAACTTTTAAATTGGAAATTTAAATACCCAAGTGGAGTTGTCACTTGGAACGATGTGACTTTTAAAATTGTTGAAAGTTTTGATGGAAGTCAAGTTGATACAATGGCTGGCAAATTATTAAACACATATAAAAAATTAGGATATTCTAATCCAGATCGTATTGACCAAAATAATTTAAAGGATATGAATAAAAAATCCTTAATACAATCAATTGGAACTGTTAAAATAGAAGTGTTAAATGGGGATGGTGATGTTTATGAGACTTGGAAATTGCACAATGCATTTGTCTCAAAGATTGATTTTGATAATTTAGCATATGCGGGAGCATCTATTTTGGGGGCGAGCTTAACTTTAAGTTATGATTGGGCTGACCTAACATACACTTCCGCTACTGGAAAAACAAAAACTTATTAAATAAGAGGTATAGATGAGAAAATTTGATATGGGAGACGGACCTGTATCCCAAAATCTTAATGGGGCAACCATCTTCGTCAAGTTGCCAACAGGGGGGTTGTTTTATCCTGAAACACACCCGCTGTATGAAAAAGAAAAAATAGAAGTAAAAATGTTGACAACAAAGGAAGAGGAAATTTTAACTAATGTTTCCTACATTGATAATGGTGTTGTCATTGACAAACTACTTGAGAGTATTGTTTTGGTTGAGGGTTTTAATGCTAAAGAAATTTTCGATATAGATCAAATGGCAATACTAATAGCGGCAAGAATTGACGCATATGATGAAGATTATCCAGTCATTCTTGATTGTGTTTCCTGTTCTGAAGAAATAAAACACGAAATCAATCTTCAGTCTGTTCTTGATAATGTAAAACAACCTGAAATAGAACGAACAAATCACAACACATCGATCGTTGAATTACCGAAGTCTAAGAAAACGGTAGAATACAGAGTTTTACTGCCAGTTGAACTAACGTCGATTGAAAAAACTGTAGAAAAATTAAACAGCATGGACATTAAAACAAGCCATAACCAAGAATTTTATAAAAGAATAATCCTTAGCGTTGATGGTGAAACAGATTCGCAAAAAATTTCCGATTTTATAAGTAATTTAAAAATAAAAGACTCCCGCTTCCTTTTAGCGGCGTATCAGAAAAGCTTACCAAAACTTGATACTGTGTTTAGCACAGCCTGCCCAGCGTGCGGCAAGGTTCAAGAAGGGGGTATGCCCTTTCAGGCGAACTTTTTTTTCCCTGAATTCTAATTATATACAGACACTATATGAAAATATAATGGTCTTGATATCAAATACAGGATGGAGATATTCTGAAATCATGACGCTTCCAATAAAAAAACGAAACTGGGTTTTTGATTTGTTTGTGTCTCTAAAGGAAGAAGAAGTGCCTGAAGAGGAAAATTATTAATGCCGCCCGATGAAAGAGATGATTTACTAGAAGTTATAAAACAATCCACCAAACAAGGCAAGGAACTTCTTGGTTCTTTTGCACAGTATCGTGCCACCATTGCTGCGGCTGACGAGCTAAATAAAAATTTAAAAAGTAGTATTAGTGCGTTTGTTGGGGTGTTTAGTGAGATTCAAGATCTTCAGGCTAGGGCTGTTAAAGACTTAGGTCTTGTTGATTTTAATAATCAAATAAATCAGGCATTTAAAACTTTTGAGGATTTAAACAAGTCTATAAATAATTTTGGCATTACAAGCGATAATGTTAAAAATACATTATTTGAATTAACAAAAGGTTTTCAGAATTCAGGTTTGGTGCAAAGCGATGCTATTAATTCTATAACAAGGGCAATTTCTGAGAATACCAATTTGGTTGAGAGATCAAAGCTGGTTAAGTTTGTGCAAGATTTTTCTTTTCAGAGTAATATGGGCGCAAAGGCGGCTCAACAATTTGAGAACAGGTTAATCGGATTGTCTGTAGCGCTTGGAAGACCTCCAGATACTTTACTGAACTTAACGCAAGGTCTGCTTACAAGCAATGCTACTTTTGCACAGTCGGGAGACCAGCTTGAAAAATTGGCTCTTAGAGCAGAGGCTGTCGGTCGTTCATTGGGAGTAGCAGGTGAAAATTTTAATAAAATGCTTGGTTCAACTTTTACGATTCAGCAGCGACAACAGCAGGCTGCTGTGATAGGTCGTTTGGCGAACCAATTAAGAATGAGGGTTGATACTACAGGAATTTTAAGTTCAGATCCAAATAAAAGAGCGGCGGCGTTACAAAACATCATTCTTTCTTTTTCACGTCAGACAAGGGGTATGGATGCCAATGTCAGACAGGCTGTTGCGTTTGCCCTTCAGGGAACTGCGCTGGGACAAATGGGTCCTGAAGCAATTCGTGCTATTGTGTCTGGAAGGCGCTTAACAATCGCAGATCTTCAGGGGACACAACCAGCAGACTTGGACGCAGCACGCCGTGGCGCTGCTACTGCGGCTGAAAGAATAGCTACTCGTGCGGAAGCATTAAGAATTGGACAAGCAAGGGTAGAGGCAGAAACAATTTTCAAACTTCAAGCGCAAGCAAACATGGGCTTGGCTGGTTTGGCGACCAAGGCGGATAAGGTGTTCACTGATATGGGCGACAGAATTGGCGAGATAGCAGGTAGCAGTGCCCGCGCCGTCGTCGGTGTAGCTGGTGCCTTAGTTTCTGTGCTTTCTCAAATTGACAGATTGATGGCGGGTCGTAGTTTGGATGATACTACAA